TATGGTAAATATGTAAGAGTGCATTCAATTGAAATACCACTTTCATATTCATCTAAAACTATTCTATCAACATTAACTCTTGGATCATAATTTATAATTTGTGTTACATTGTTTATAATTTTATCTTTTAAAGTTGTTGTAAGTGGTTCAAACAAAACATCCCATAATATTGTTCCAAATGACGGATCGGAAAGTTTTTCTCCCTGTCGTATATGAAAATGATTTATAATGTCCTGTTTAATCAACTCTATATCAAATAAAACAATACTCTTCCTTGTAAGATCAACTGTACTTACTCCCCGATAAGTTTTTGTTTTGTCTCTAAAAGTTTTTGTTTTTTGTGATTCTTCATTTAATCTAATTTGTTGTATAACTGATTTTTCTAAACTACTCATTTTTTTCCTAACTACTTTTCTTAAAAGTATCTATAACCGATGGAAGATCTATTTCTTCTTGCTCTTTGCCTTTATTAGCTACTGCATCAGTCATGTCTGGTATAAATTTAGCAGGATCTAAATTTTCATGACTTTTATATGGTTCATGTTGTGGTATTCTAATTGGTATAAATGCTTCAGTAGCAGGTTCGGCTGACTTCGCTGCTCCTGCAGTTGCTGCTCCCGGGCCGTTCATATGGATTGCACCTGCTGTTTCAATATGTTGGCTACTTTTTATATTGCTGGTTCCTCCGCAAGTTATTTTGCCATTAGCTCCAACTTTAACTTGCCAATCAGCACCAGATTCCATTGATATTTTTGCACCTGCTTTTAGATTAGTATCATTTGCAGACTCAATATTAAGTTCTGCTCCTATTTTAATATTTGTATTTTTAGTGGTTTCTAACCAAAAATTTTCTCCAATTTTAAAATTTGTATTTTTTAAAGACTCAAAATATATTTCTTCATTAGCTTTTATATGTACATTCCGCATTGCTTCAAAATTAAAATCTCTTTCTGTTTTAATATTAATATCTTGTTCAGTATGCATGCTGATACTATCCTTAGCATAAATATCTATCTTTCCATTAGCAGTAAGCTCTATCCAAGTAGTACCTTGTGAATTAATTATATAAATTAAATCTTCTGTGTTATGCAATAAAATTTGATGCCCGGTCCTTGTACTCCATCTAGTTAATTCATTATGCAATAATTTAGGATCTCCACTTGTATCTCCTGCTTCTGCATTAACATAATCAGGCGGAGTTCCGCCATAATCTCCATTATTTCCTGCCGGAGCTTTTCTAAGTAACGTATGATCTCCATCATCCATTACAAAACTAGATCCACCTAACCTATTAAATGGAACTCGAGATCCACCAAAATCTTCTCCATAATTTACAGTAGGTCCTGCTTTGTCAGCCGGGCCCGGTGTACTCCATCCAAATACCATACTAGGAACTTCTCTCCTAGCACTTGATGTGTTTGTTCCTCTAATATGATCTTTTTCAATACCTTGCCTGATTAAACTATCATTGAAACTTACCAACATTTCTTTTTGATATTTTGTAGGATCTGTACCTGCATATTCGTCTTCTTTATTATATTCTGAAGCTGGTCCAAACCCTTCATAATTGTAAGATGTACTTGCTCGTCCAGGAATCATAAAATTCATAAACTTATCTTGAATACATCCTATCCAAAACCCATAAGAATAATTATTTTCAGCCATTAAAACTAAAACTTTTACCCCCGCATCAGGAGGTACAGCCCAAAACCCATAGCTTTTTTGTGTATATTCTTCGCCAGCATTAGGCGACACTCCATATCTAGGATTTACTCCGTAAAATGGACTTACATAATCACAAGGAATTACATAACCACTACCTTTGCTAGGATTTCCTGATTCCGTAATTTTCAAAATTTCAACTTCTAAGCGTCCCATATATTCAGGATCTAAATGACTTACTACTACCCCAACATATGGTCCTGTAGAAGTCATCCAACTTGGCTTAGCTCCCCGTGTCATTTTATTACGGGGTGTAGGACTTGTACTCATATAACCTCAAAGTAAGATATCTAGATCCGAGCCTAATTTACCCTTGAATCCTGTCTCCAATTTAAAATTACCACCAACAGCTAAAGCAGCATTATCAATTTCACCTTGTTCCATTGCAGCAAAATCATTAGATATCTGTGTATCAGCTGGTAAATCGTAACCTATTTGATTTTTACGACGTATCAACTTTAATTCTTGTGTAAATATACCTTCATTAAATCGATGTGTAACCATGTTTACCCGATATAAACCGCTAAACGAAGGCACTAATTGTTCTTCACCACCTGAACTAAAATTATATTTGCCATCTTCAAGAAAATCTATAGGAGATTTAAAATTTACTAAAACGTCAACTTCGCTACGTTCATAATCCATTGTTCCGTCTGCAGTTATATTAATAGACACCGGACTTGATTCTGCTGAGTAGTTTCCCATGCCACTATCAGCTATAAAGTAAGGATCTCCCCATATAGTAATACTTGCCATAATTAAATCTGCATTGCTATTTGTTAATGCATAATTAATATTTCTAGCAATTTGTACTTTTGGATCTTCACCTTGAGATGTTCCTGCTGCTCCAATATTTGTGCTTATTGCTTCTTGTTGGACCTGGGTGGTTGCACTAGAAAAATTACCAGTGCCTGAAATATTTTTTTGCGGAATATTAGGTTTAGTTGGACCAAAAGGTTGATCAGCTTTTTCCGTTTTTCTAACAAGCGTATTTAGCCCACCGAAAGGGGTTATAGCACTGTAAAAAGCAGTATTAAATTTAATATCAAAATCTAATACATCATCATTTTTTCCAGTGTAAATGTAATTATATTCTTTTTGTGCTTGCATGGCTAAATTTTTATAGCCTGGATACGCATTACTAACTGGTGCATAATTAGAAATATGTGCTAAAAATTCTGTAACAACAAATACATAGATTAAAGGAAATCTTCCACCCAAGCTTTCTTGCTGTTCATCTGGTACAACGTAAACTTGACTATCTATTCTAAACCAAGGTATTAATCCGTTAGCATCAGGAGTTGCATCTGCTATTTTTAAACCGTACTCGCTTAACAAAATAAGTTCTTCTATCATGTCTTGTATAGTTGTTCCTGATTTAAAAGTAACTACAGTACCATTTTGTTGTATTTGTAATTGCCCTCTTTCAAAAAACCCTGGCTTATCTTCTTTTTCTACAAACTTAGGTCTACCAAAAGGTTGTTTTTTACCTGCTAAGTAATCGTTGACAAGTTTAGATTGACCTATACTGTTGACATTCGCTTCCGTTTCAGCATAATTCTTTGCTTTACTTCCTTCATCTCCTACTACTCTTGATACACCGACTACTTTTCCTATTTCAGCTTCTGCATCAGAATCAAACTCTGATGCAGAACTGCCTCTGCCAGTTTTATATAATTTAGCAACATCTATTGTTGCACCGCCTCCGCCACCGCTACCCCCTAATATAGTGCTGGCTGTCATCCTTTTATTACCAGTTTCTTTAGGAAATAAAATTACATATTGATCAGCCATTAATGTTTCACCTGCATTTTCACGTTCAGTTTCTCTATTATTAAAATGTGTTGCAATACTCTGTATTCCAGTTTGACATATTTCTAATAATGTTGATCCTTCTACTCTAATATCACTTTTCGATGCCTGAACTTGATCTGTGTAACTTATTTCGTGCCAAGGATGTCCTGAACAAGAATATTGACTTCCACTTTCTGTAACTTTAAAATCAACTTTATTAAATTTTAATGGATACATTCTACGAAGTTTTGTTCCGTCTACTCTGTCACCATTAATATCCCAACCTACAAAATCAATCGTAAGTAACCAACATGCAGTTAAATAACTCTTATATCCTGCTTCATTTGCTGCAATTGCTAAAATTTGTAAAAAAGTCCCCATACTGTAAGGTTCTAAAATATCAAATGAAACCATTGTTGCATTTGTTTGTTTTGTTTTAATGTTAGGACCAACAATTGACATTATTTCTAAATTATCTACAAAAAATTCGTATTTAAATTCGCCTTCATATGCAAGTGTTGTTTTTTTATCTCCTAAACCCCCACCTGATTTTAATATAACTATACCTGGAGGATTTTTCCTATAGGTCAAATCAGGATTATTTGTTTCGTAAGGAGAAAGACATCCAATGGTAATGATATAATTGTACGATGCAAATTCATTTAACTCATTAGGTAATGCATTAGGAGTATAAGGTCTTTCAAGCTCAGGAGGTGGGGTTACAGTTGGTGTACTAGCGGCACTAGAATTACTTGCAGAACTTTTATTTACGCTATCTACGTTTTCTCCTGGACTCGGAACATATATCATTTTAAATACCTAAAAATTTTCTTAAATTTCGTCCTTTTGGCAAGTATATTTCTAATCCTGCAACCATATCAAAAATTGGATCTTTTAACAAATTCATATTCCGCTGCGAAAATACCCACCATAATTTTTCATTATTATACAAATCAAAAGCAAGTAAATCCGGTCTATGAGTATATTTTTCTTCTACTGTATAAAGATAATCGTCGCTTTCAGCTGGTACTGATCGGATAGATAATATATCTAAATATTGATCATTAACTATCTTAGTAGAGTAATATAAACTTGAAGAATTATATTTTATTGCCATTATAAATATCCTACATTACCGCCAACATAGCCGCCTGAAACAAATTTATCTAATGAGAATTCTTCTACGGCCGCCCTACTGTAAACCGGAGTAACAGTTACAGAAACATTTGATCTTGTAGGTACATATGTACCGTCATCACTATATAAAGGTTTTACATATATATAATCAACATCCTGAGGTAAATCTATATTAAAGTTTGTAATAACTACAGGAACATTCTTAAAAATATGAGTTCCGTACCCATTTAATTTAACTATAACCGGTGGAGCACCAGCATTCGATGTTTCACCATATGCCATTTTTGTAACGCTTCTTAAATAATGCATAGAAGAAATCCAATATTCACCTTCTAAAGATTTTGTAACAGTAAAAGGCGAAGTTATTGTAATATTTTCTGTATTAGAGTTTTGATATCCATAAAAAGTATAATTACTATGAATTGGCCTAACAGTATTGTAAGAAGCAGTATTGCTAAACATAATTGTAGGTGTATAAGGAAATACAAAACCTCCTGATACTGTTAATGTATCATAAAATATTGGATACTCTTCCCAATCAACAGGTAAACTTAATTTTACCCTCCAATCAATTTTATCTCCTGCAAATGCAGCTACAGCCTCACTTTTTTTTGGTGGCTCTGCATCTTTTGGAGGTCCAATTCCAAAAGCTGATGATATAGCAACTTTTGCTTTGCCGAATTCAGATCCAATTGTTGCTTGAATATTATCAATTGGGGATTTTCCTTCTTGTCCTTCTCTTTTACTTGAGAAAGTTTGTGAAATTTGTGCAAAAAAACCAGACATTTTTTATCCTTAAATATTATTATTAATATTTATTGACTTATTTAAATACATATATTATAATAATAATTATAATTGGAGTTTTATGAGAAAAGCAAATTATCTTAATAACAAAGACATTTTACAAGAGATACATCTTAGTAAAAATAGCTTTTGCAGCTTTATAGATAAGTCATACCATCAATATGACGATATTTTAATGTCAATAAATCAAATTAAC